TCAGCCGGTTTTCACACCACTCTGACCCCTTATGGCCTTCGCGACAGCCTCTGCCGTGATCTCGTGGTCTCCGGTCTGCGCGTGTCCGTAAAGGTCGATCGTGGTACTCGCCAAGGTGTGCCCGAGCATGCTGGAAACCAGATGGACTGGCGTCTGTGCTTTCAGGGCCAGCGTCGCAGTGGTGTGCCGGGCATGGTGCAAGCCGCGGTGAGCGAGCCCGAGAGTTTTCAGGAGCGGCTTCCACATCCGGTTCCCGAAGTTCGATCGCCGGAGAGGCTTTCCCCGCTCCCCGATGAACACCCACGGATTCGCTGCCTGCTTTTCCCGCACGGCGAGTTGACGGCGCTCATGCAGGGCGTCGAGGCATATCTCGGACAGACCGATGGTCCTTTTGCCCGCCGTCGTCTTGGGCTCGCGCTCATGAATGACTCCGGCGACTTCCGATCGCTGCCGTGTGACGGAGATCGTTTTGTCATCCCAGTTGATGTCCTTCCACTGGAGGGCAAACAGCTCTCCCTGGCGGAGGCCGCAGAAGAACGACATCACGAAGAGGGCATACAGCCGATCATTGCGGACAGACGCCAAGATGCGCTGCACCTCTTCGACCGTGAACGGAATGATCGTTGGTCGTGGCATCGACGGGCGTCGCACCCCCGCCGTGAAGTCGTATCCAGTGGCACCCATCTCAATGGCGCCCTTTGCCGCCGCGCGAAGAACAGACAGGGCGATCTGTCGAGTGCGAGCCCCAATCTTCGTCGACTTTCCCTTCCTCTCGACGGTTCTCTCTTTCAGGGACGCCATCCAGCGACTGACCTCGAACGCTGTCAGCTGCGAAAGGTAGTAGTGCCCCAGGTCAGGGATGATGTAGTTGTCGATCGAAAGCCGGTAGGACTGACGCGTCGCCGGCGCCAGTTCAATTGCCTCCATCCAGTTCTGCAGAAACTCCCTCAGAGTCATTCGCCCAACGGAAACGGATCGCTGGCGAACGATTGTCCGCATGGCCTCCAGTTCCTGCAGAGCCTGCTCTCGCGTTGCGGCATATCGCTCAGTTCGCTTCTGCTTGCCATCCAGCAACGTGACGCAGACCCGGGCCACCCAGCGCCCGTCCTTTCGCCTGAAGACAGAGCCATCACCTCGGCGGCCGCGGCTTTTTCGTTTTCGGTTCATCGCTTGTTATGGTCTCCATGTTGTCGAGAACGACCGAGCGTTGAAGAAGCAGGTTATGTCCCCACTTCTTGTGGAAAATCCTGTTGGCGTGGACCTTCGAGCGAAACGTCTCCAGCTCCTGGCCGAAGAACGCCGCGTATTCGGAATCGAGATACCAGTCGGTCCCCTCGAAGGGATTTCTGTTTGACATGGGCGCGCAGGCTCCGTAGCATCACCCGCACGCAAGGCGCGAGTAATTCCTGTGAGAGGGAGTCATTCAGCCGCGTTCGAGATGCCGAGCCGCTCCAGAGGATTGCCGTCCTCTGGAGCTTTTCTTTTGGCCTGACTGCGGCGACGAAGAGTTGTCCGCGCTACGGGAGCGGGCGGGGGCCGACAGCTGGAGGCGCGCGAAGCCGCGCGAGAGAACACCACGGTGGTTCTTCCTTGTTAACGCAAGAGAAGATTTGCGCTGCGCGGTCTTGGCGGACCGCCGCGACGCCGTGGCTGATTGTGTCACGTTGTTTCGGAACGTCAACCTTTCTTCGCAGAACGTTGAGGGTTGTCAACACGCTGTTTTCATAGTCCCGGCTGATCCGCAGCCGTGATCGCCGCGTTACGCTGACTGGTTTGAACCTCTGGAGGGCCTGGAGATGAGTCAGAACACGATAGCGCCAGCCGGGTCGCATCGCGACAAGGTGGCAACCGCCATTGTCTTCGTGATCATGGGCGGGTTCATTGGATGCGGACTGCTCGGCTTTGATGCCGCGCAGCCGCCCGGCACGGGGAACCCGTGGGTCCCGGTGGTTGGCTACGGGGTCATTCTCGTGGCCGCGCTCTTCCTCGGTGTGACGACGTTGAACACGCTCGCCGCCGCCGCGGACTACCTGAAGCAGATCGCCGACCAGCAATCGGCAGCGATCGCGAGAAAGCAGGGTGCAGCCGCTCCACCGAAGGCTCCGTCTGAGGCCGATCGCTTTGCGGACTCGCTCGCCTCTTCGCCGCCCCCCGCCTACAAGGGGCGTGCTCTCGGCAAGCCGGACCTGTAGCCGCACCGGCACGTCCGCCAGGTCGAGGCGGTTGAAGCCGAGGTAGACGACCACGATGAGAGTGTGCATGTTTTGACTTTTGGGTCTTGCGCCAGCGGGGCGTCGTGGTGAGAATCGGGCCGTTCTTTCCAGTTCTCACCGGAGGCCACCATGGGCGTTTCTGTTGCTCGTTCCGAAACCTTCTACCGGGAGTGGCTCATGGGCCGTGGCAAGTGGAATCCTGAAGACTTTGGCATTGCGGACCTGACGCGGGAGCAGGCGATCGACGCTATCTGCAACCAGTTCGCCGACACCTTCCATGGAACGTGGACTGTCGATGAACTGGTCCTTCATCCGGTGGATGCGATTCGGTTTTGCCAGGACGTTCGGTACCGACAGCGGTGGTACGACTGCCCTGACGACATCATCCTGCGATCCCTCATGAGTCGCCGGAAAAACCCGTAGTCCCCGGTTGCGAGCACGAATCCATTCGACCTCCCTCAACGTCAGAGTGATGTTGTCGCCTTCGATGACTCTCTCCCCGTTGGGGGTGGTGAGAATGGGCATAGGACGGTTCCTGAGCAGTGGGCGCACGGGGGCCCGGAGACGACACCGCGGCGAAGTGCGCGCGGCGGGACACGGAGTGAATCAGGGATAGAGAGCGACGCGAGCAGGCGCCGCCGGTGGGTCAGCGTACCCTAGAGAGACGGCCAGAGCTGGCGGGCCTGTAGCATCACAGCATGGGCGCGGAGGAACGCGAGCGACCGGCACAGGTCCGGGTCGGTTCTCCAATCGGTGATCTGGTCATCAACAACGTGGCGCATGGGGTTCCTCCGATCTTCCTCCAAAGGGGAAACGTGATGTGGGTTTCGGGTCCGATCCAAGAAGCCTGAACATCACAGGCGGCGGCAGCGATCCAACGCTGTCATCAGTGCAATACGAGAAGAATGCAGTCCCGGATGAGTCGGGTCAAGGACATTTGGTCAGCAGTGGACAGATTGTAGCCTGATCGCGGGAAACCCAACGTTTCGTCAAGCAGGTCCACAATCACTTGACAGTTTCCATGTGGAGAACGTGTCAAACCTCGATCCCGGCCGCGGCGGTGAAGATGTCGTCGAGGGCCGCTTCTAACCCTGGGACCGCAGCCGCAATCAACTGCAGCATCGGCGAGTCCCGGCGGAACGTGAGAGCGTTGCGATAGGCGATCAGGGCTTCCTCCCCAGCAGACGCGACCGCGGTTTCGACCGCCTCCAGAAACCCCGCGCGGCGGAGGGCGATCTTGGCCTGGAGCGGGGAGACTTCGGCCGGGATGGATGCGGCATCCCAATTCCACGCGGCAAGGATTCCGTTCGCCAGATTCTGCAGCTCTTGGCTGACGCCCTCCGCGAAGTCGATCCGCTCTTTCGACAGACCGACGAAGCCGACCCCTTCACGAGTCAGGAGGCGGGACAGGTCGTCCACCCGTCCCCGAAACTGCAGCATTTCTTCCATCGTCGGGATCATGCGAGCACCTGCCCCCCGACGGTGTAGTAGTAGTAGGTCGAGTTCCCGCTCCCTGTGGCGGATTCGGTGACGTAGTAGACCGCGTAGCCAGTGTTGGCATCGACCGTCATCGTCATCCCGAAGCCTGGGATGATCGTGCTGTTCCAGTCCATCCACTGCGTGTGCGAGGTCGTGACGGAACCAAGGCCAAGGCGAGCCCCCTGCGATCCCGCTCCCGATGCGTTGAACGCTCCGTTGAGCCAGAGCATGGTCGAACTGTGGGCCATGCACGAGACCCACTCCATCGTGTGCGTCGAGGCGTTGTTCCACCCTCGGACCGTCGTGCTGGAGTAGGTGTGGTTCGTGGCGTCCGTGCGATGGAACCGCCTGCTGACGGGGTGCCAGAGATTCGACACGAACCGCTTCGCCAGAGAGTCCTCGGTTGTGCTGGTGCCGGTGGTCCGGATCGTTCCGAGAAGCGTTCCGCGGTTCGCCGCGACCGTTCCGCCCGCCATGACCGGGGTAAAGGACGACGTGTTGACCCAGATACCGTTGAGCAGAGAGACCGCCGCCGAGCGGGTCGTGTCGTTCGTCCAGGCCGGGGCCAGGTCAATCACCGGCGCGCCGCCGGAGTCGTAGGCGAAGACGTCATAGTTCTTCCCCGACGTGAGCCCCGAGAGTGAGCGGCTGAGCTCCGCGAAGGCGTACGGCACCCACAGCGTCCCGTTGTAGATCGAGACGACGTTCCCCCGCCACGGCGTCAGATAGACGGTTGACTTTGCCGCCTGATCGGCTGTGGAGATCGGAACGCCGGTTTCCAGTGTCAGCCGGCCGCACAGGAAGGGAGTCGGATTCGCAAGGGACGCGTTCCCGAGACCCAGGTTGTCCCGAGCGCCGGCCGCCGTAGTCGCGCCGGTGCCCCCTTCCACGATAGGAAGCCCGGACGGCAGGTCGATCTGCGAGAGGAACTCCATCCCTTACCCCAGAATGACGACCTTGAGGGCGTTCGACCCGGGAGCGGCGGCGAGAGTCACCGTTGCCGTCGTCGTGCTGGTCATCTGGATGTCGCAGCCGACGACATTGTCGTTCGAAGCCCGGCGGACCTGGGCGACGAGGTCCTTCGTGCCGAGGTTGTGCGTGATCGTGTAGACCGTGTCCGACCCGTTGCCGAAGGTCGAGATGTAGCGGAGCTTGCGGTTGGCGTAGCCCGCGAGGGTCTCGGGTGTGACGACTCGCGTCTGATCGGTCCCAGCGTCGACCTCCCCCTGGGTTGCGAGCTCGACCTTCCCTTTCACTGTCGTCGAGGCGTCCGGCACCGCCGCATCGAATGAGTCCCAGACGATGTCATCGGTGTCGATCGTCCCGTTGACCTCCGTCTGTCGCCAGCGGGTCTGAGCGTTCGCCGTTCCCTCGTCGACGGTCACGACGGCGTTCTCGAGCTTGTCGAACGTGTCCGCGTCCGGGCACCGGGTCATCGCGGCCGACGACCCGTTGTAGAAGTAGATCCCGTTCTCGCTCTCGTCGGTCTGGCTCTTCACCAGAATCCGGTCGTCTGTCGCCGGCGTGACTCCGTCGATGGTCCCCCCGGGCGAGCTCAGATTGACGTTCCCCGTCGTCGCGAGCCGGACATTGTCCTTCCAGTTCAGGCCTTCAATCTTGGCGTCGACATACGCCTTAGTCGCCGCGTCCTGGGGGTCAACCGGGTTGATGAGGTCTGTCGCCGTTGCGACGTCACCGAAGCTGATGTTCGAAAGCTGGTCCATGGCAGGTTCCTAAAGCAGCCTTGCCGAACCGGCAACGGCGGTGTTGAAAGTGATCGTCAAGGTGTTGAGGGAAACGTTGTGGACCGTGCCCCCCATGATCCCACCACCGACGCGGTAGATCGTGACGTCGGGCCAGTAGCCGAGGTTGTGATTGATCGTCCAGACCTCCGCCGCCGGCGTCTGGGTATGGGTACGGGGAACGATGTTGATCCCGTCACGCCCGCGGGGGCCGCGGTAGGTCTCGACCTCAATTGTCCGTGTGACATCGACGTTGATGACCTTCGCGACAGGCTCGACCGTGACGCCCCCCTGCACGATGACTTCCGTCACGCGCGGGCGAGGCTCAACGGTCGTGTCGCAGTCGCTCATGAGGGATCAGCGGAGGTGGGGAGGATGACGAAGTTGCGGCGCGTCCATTCCTTCCAGCGGGGCGGATCTTCCTGTACCTGCTCTTGGACGATCAGAGTCCCCTGGTCGTAGGACGTACCGAAGGTCTCCTCCTCGTACTGGAAACTGACGCGGCCGACCCCCTTCCGCTCTTCCTCGGTCGCGCCGTCCGGGTTCGGGGCGATGTACTCGGCCTCATAGTCAGTCAGTGCCGTATGTCGCGTCTTTCCGTCGAGGCTCTGAACGATCAGCCGCGCGCCGATCCACTCCTCCGTGTTGAGTGGCACGCCGTCCTCCCGAAGGCCGAAAACGATCTCATCGACCGTCAGGCGGGGGATCTGTTCCAGTCCGCAGCAGGCACAGCAACTCATACCCACTCCTCCGGTCCGCTGTAGTGGCGGCAGACGATCGACCAGTCGACGACCGCGGCGAGCTCGGCATCCCAGGCGGCATAGAAACTCGGGTCGTACCATGCAGACCCGCGATGGTTCGCGAAGGGGTGCTGCGAGAGGTACGGAGACCGGATCAGCATGCAGCCGAAGCCGCTGCCGTTGATCTCGTCGACGCCCTTCCCCTCCTCGCCGTCGCGGACGTTCTCCCCCGCCTCCCGCTGAATGTGCCAGTGCCGATCGTCGTGGTGGCGGGTCCGGTAGGCGGCCGTGACGAGGTCGATAACCGGACCGACCCGCCGCATCAGCCGTTCGATCACGTCAGCCGGCGGGAGGATGTCGTCCTCCAGGCAGAGGCTCCACGGCGTCGTCAGGCCGCGGGTGAGCTTCGCCCAGGCACGAGCGACGGCGAGGTTGACCTCTTGCCCGTTCTGCCGGCGGGGGGCATCTGCGACGCCCTGGGGGCCGACAGCCTGCCGGATGTGGCGGACGTCGGTGTAGCCGCTCCGGCCGATCCACTCCGCGACCGCCCGGGAGAAGTCCGCGTCCTGGGAGGAGTCGAGCAACCGGAGCTCGATCTGGTCGTGCGGCCACGTCTGGCGGTCGAGCCAGGCGAAGAGTTGTTCCCACGCCCAGAGGCGACCGGCGAGGGGGATCAGGATCGTGATCGTCTCCGTCGAGGCCGAGGCGAGCTCATACCAGCTCTTGCACCGGACCTTCGTCAGCATCGAGCCGTCCGGGTGGCGGCGGTAGCGGTAGATCGCGGGGGACTTCCGCCCATGCCAGCCATAGCGGAGGATCTGCCGCCACAGCCACCAGTCTTCGTGAGCGGACGGTTTCAGGTGCTCCTCGAAGACCTGGGCGAGTTCGAGTGCCTGCCGGCGGACGACCGATCCCGCATGCAGGTGGTTCTGCCGGTCGATCCAGTACGGGTCCACCCATTCATGGAAGTCCGTCCGGCCAGTCACGTCGCCGAATCGTTCCATGTCGCTGTAGACGATCCCGACTTTCGGCTCCTCGTCGAGGATCTTGCACGCCTCCGAGAGGTAGTCCGGGGGGAGGACGTCGTCCGCATCGAGGAAGCAGACGTTCGCCGCGCGGGTGAGAGCGAAGCCGGCCCCGCGGGTGGCGTGGACGTTCCGATGCTCGACCCGGATGTACTTGACTTGGTGGTACCGGGCGGCCACCTCCGCTGTGTCGTCCTCGCTGGCGTCGTCCACCACGATGATCTCAGCCGGGTTGGCCGCGATCGCCGACTCAATGCACTCCGCCAGGAACCGTCCGTAGTTGTGACAGGGGATGACGATGGCGACGTCGTTCCAGGCGGGGAGCGTCTTCTCCTTGACCTCGGCCGGCAGGAACCCGGTCACGAAACCGCTGATCGACAGGGCCAGTTGCATCGCCAGCGTCTCCGGCTTGCCCTCCGCCTGCAGGATCGCCGCTTCGATGTGGATCCGGGTGACGGTGTCGAACGACGGAAGCCAGACGATCCCCTTCGACGCTGCGTTCTCCTTCACGCGGTCGAGGATCCAGTCGATGTTCGCCCGGCAGCCGACCGGACCCCACTCGTCCATCTTCGCCGCGACGGAGTTGCACCGGCCGCACGTCTCCGAGAAGCCGACCTGCTTGTATCGCTTCTTGAGGAAGAACCCCGGACCGTTCGCCGGGCGCGGCGGCACGTTCCGTCGCCGGCGGCTGTGAACGACTTCCCCGGGCATCAAGCCTGATTGCATGGTTGCTCCAGATACGGCAGGCCAGTGATATCGCCGGGGTCCTCACACTCTTCGCAGCCGTCCGGGCAGGGAGTCACGAGGTACATGTACCGCAGGCGGAGCGACGCGAAGCCGTCAGCACAGGCTCCGATCACGACGTCGTACTCCGCGGAGGCGTTCTCCGGGATCGTGGGTTCCAAGTCCGCAATCGCGTTGTCGATCCCCTCCTGCTGCGGAACGCCATCGACACAGACGACCTGAACATTGGACGTGAAGGCTTCCTCCCACCGGCAGGTTGCCGTCGGCGGGCAGCTCCCGGCCTCCGTCTCCTCGCCGCTGCAGGTCGATCCAGGCGCCCCGCTGTTCGTCACCTTGGGGAGCGAGATGCCTTTGATCTGGACGATGCCCGCCCGCTCAGCCGCGTCAATTCCCGGGTCGTATGCGGGGTTCACGCTGCCCTGATACGACCACGCGGTTTCTCCGGGCACAGTTGACACGAGGGCCAAGAAAAAGCCTGTGTTGCCCTCTATGGTCGAGTTGATCGACTTCACGGCGAAGAGGTAGTTGTTGAGGTCCCCCTCCACGAGCGAGTAGCCGTTTTGGGCCTCCATGTCCTCCTCTGTGTCGTACCAGTATTTCGTCTGGCTGGTCAGGGACCTTCCGTTGTCGAACCAATCCGCCCGGAGTTCGAGCGTCGGCTCCTGGCACCAGTTCTCCGACTCCTGCCCCTCGTAGGACGGCGTGCCCCCCTCGCCCTCGTGGAGCACGTAGTAGCGGTAGAGCCGCGGGTTCTGACCCTCCCCGGTGCAGAACTCTTCGTATTCGCACAGATCCTTATCGATGAACGTAGCCGCCGCGAAGACCTCCCCGGGACCGGCTTCGACGAAGAGCCAGACCAGCGTCGTCGAGTCCTCGAACTTGTAGGCGTTGCAGTTCCCACCGCGGGGGAGGCGGAGGTTCGCGGGGAAGCCCGGGACAGAGATTCCCTTGATGTCCGGGCACTCGCCGGCGGAGCTCATCCAGAAGTTGGGATCGTCGACCGGCACGACCCAGTTGTCGCACGCCCCGACCCGCTGGAGGGTGATCTTCTTCCCGGCCACACCAATCAGCTTCTCGGTGTACTCCCCGCCGGTCGGGGTGTAGCTGTAGAAGGCCCCATCCGGGACCGTCATCTCGTAGGCTTCGGGCGGATCCTGCGGGCAGGACCAGCAGGTGTAGAACGGGAGCCGCAGCGTCGGCGTCACACAGATTTCGCAGACCGCCGGGGGCTCGACGTTCCGGAAGTCCTTCAGCGTCCCCTTCCATACGCCGTTGCACCGCAGACCACACGCGGGGGTCAGGCAGTACTCGACGTAGATTTCCGGGGCGTTCGGGTACTCGACCGAGCGCCGCCGCAACTTGATCGTGAGCGCCCGCCGGTCGACCTCCCACCGGTAGTCGTCATGGACTGGCTCCGGCGCCTCTTCCCCCTCCCACTCCTCCTCCGGCGGGATGTAGTCCGGCCCTGCAAACCAGTTCGAGACCCAGAGGCATTCCCCGGAATACTTGAGAGTGACGAGCGACGAGGCGGCCGACCACAGGATCTTCTCCAAGGCATCCGGCCAGCGGACCCACCACGCCGGCGGATACATGTACCGCGTCTTGTTGATGCAGCCGCATTCCGGCTTGCAGTCGTGGTTCGCTGTGCCGTCGAGGGAGTCGCCGCAGCCGCAGCCCTGGGAGGCGAAGGGCAGGCCGAAGTAGTTGACGTCGAAGGAGAAGATCTCCCACTGGCCCTTCCGCGGTGGGTCCTCCCCTTTCTGGGAGGAGATCTCCATCCCTGGCGTCCAGTAGATGATGAACGGCTCGCCGGTGTCGACGTCGCCATTGCGGGCGTAGGCGTCGACCTGCATGCCCTCAACGCCGTTGATCTGGACCTTTCCGTAGTAGCCCTTCGTGATCGGCTGAATCGCGTGAGCGAGCGCCGGCGGATCGTCGTACGGGACCACGTTGGACCGGCCGGGCGCTTCACCTCGCTGCCGGCTCCGCGCCATGTCGGCCAGCTCGTTACCCAGAGACTCTCCGAAGATGACTCCTCTCTTCTTCATCCGACCAGCACCTCAATCGGGGCGAAGTCGGCGAGGGGGTAGTTGCCCCGATAGATGTAGTTCGGCTCAGGCTTCTCCGTGTCGCTGTTCAGTTCGACGGTGTTGCCACCTTCTGGGGACAGCCACTGCGGTGTAGACACGCGGCGGTTTCCGAACATGAAGGGGACCAAGTCATCGGTACCAGCGTCCAGGTAGTCCATTCCGACGTTGGCGAACTCCGTGTCCCAGTTGATCGCGCGGCGGTATTTTCCAACGTCCGCAAAGGAGTCGATAAAGTGTTCCGCGGTGACGTCGGTCCACGTGTCACCCGACTTCTGCTCGTCGAGGCTCATGACCACCGTTTCCCCGTCGACTTCTGCCTCGGGGCCGGCCACTTCTCCGAGCCTGAGAATCCGATAGCCCGTGATGATGTCGAGCATCCAGCGGACTTCGACGAAGCTGTAGTCGTTCTCCGTCAGTTGCTCCGAGATGCTGATCGGAATGAGGCGGGCGGAGCGCCGCGGGAAAACCCGCTGGAGGCTATGACCGACGAAGATCGAGCTCTCGTTGATGCAGTCCCCGAGTCCGGTCCAAGACGTGGCCCGACTGAACCACCAGTCCGGCACGTTGTCGAAGTTCTTTCGGAACGACAGTTGAAGGCGGCTGATCTCGATCGCCGGAGGCGGGTCCAGGGGGACATTCGCCGCGTTCTGATACGCCTTGCCGTATCGGTCGACCGGCGGAACATAGACCTGTGCGACTCGATTCCCCTCCATGATCGTCGGCCGGTCGAGGGGATTCCGGAACGCGATCTTGTCCTCTTCCCGCTGGGAGAGGGGGCCGTTCGAATAACTGGCCGTCGCGACGAAGAGCCCCTTGTCTCGGTCCGCGTTCGGGTTGACGCTGACTTCCCGGCACCACGCGGTCGACTTCGGATGGGTGGCCCCGCGGGAGACGCCTGTCGCCTCCAGTGCGGCCCGGACGTCCGTTGGATCGTCCTCATCAATCGCATCGCTGTAGATGTGAAAGACCCGCGTCAGATCCTCCTGCTGAAGGGAGAACTTGCCGGTGTACCGGAACAACTCTTTTATCCAGAGGATGGCCATTATCGGTCGATCACCCCCACGACGCCGGCGTCTTCCCAGAAGGAGCCCATTTCCTTGGCGGCGTCGGTTACCGTCGAAGCAAAGTCCCGGACCTCCTGGCTGTACTTCTCCTGAGCCGTCATGACGTCGACCATCTTGTCGATCAGCTTTTTCTGCTCGCTCTCCGCGTTCATGCGGTTCCGCGCAGAGGCTTCCTCGACGGTTCCGCGGACCATCGCTTGGGCGAGCATCGGCTGGCCCTGCTGCTGCTGAATGTCTCGGGCAAGGGACATACGGACCTGATCCTGGGAGAGCAGACCGGCGGACTGCATCTTCAGGAGATCGCGGGTTCGCGCGCGTATCGCCTCATCCGGAGTCCGTAGGGAGTCCTGTATCGACTTCGCCTCCAAGGACATCTTCTGCATGACCTGTCCGAAGACGCGGCCTTGCTCGATGACGAGATCGACCTTCTCTCGACGGAGCTTGTTTTCGAGCTCCATCAACCGCAGGTCTTTGACGGTCACTCCATATTCAGCAGCCTGCCAATAGAGAGCCGCTGTTTCCGCCTGGGCGTCCGCCAGAACTTGCTTGAGGTTGCCTGTTTCGCCTTTCGAGAACTCCAACGCTGCCGATGCTCTCTGGGCCTGCGTGGCCTCCAGTGCAAGCCGCGCTGAGGCAGCCGAAGCATCTAGGGCGGCACGCTCTTTTTGGAGTGCGGCAAGCTCTTCTGTCATTCGCGGCTTGTTGGCAGCCTCGTTGATCTGTGCGACGCGGAGTGCCTCACCAGACAAAGCCCCCTGCTCATAGGCGGGTCGCCAATCTAGCGAGTCGATCGCCCCTTGCCGCTTCTTGATGAGTTCCCCAAACCGACGAGACGACTCCTCTTGAACCCGTAGGGACTGCTGCTCCTGCTTGTAGCTGTCCGTGAAGTCTCTGCCCCGCTTGCTCCAGAGTTCCGAAACCTTCTGCGCGGCCTGAGTGGCGGCGGCCGTCTTCTCGACCTCGTCTTTGGTCTTGCTCCATGCCACCCCGAGTTGAACCGCGGCCACGGTCAAGGCGCCGACGGTTCCTGCCATCGGGTTCACCAACGACAGCATCTGGATCAGGTTGTTCCCACCGGCCATAATCCCGCCGGCGATGCCGTTCAACTGTGCCCCAACGACGGCATCCTGTAGACCGATGGCCCCCTGCTGGGCGATGAATCCGAGCGGCATCCCCCCGCCCGATCGGCTGGACATCGCCGAATTCCGCTTGGCGAGAGAGATCGCCTGCGAGAGTTGCAGTTCGGTGATCAGGCCCTGATTGCGGAGCGCCTGCAGCCGTCCCGTCTCCTTCTCCAAGAGTTCGGCTCGACTCATCAGTGACAACTTGACCTGCGCGGCCTGCTGTGCCATGGCCATCTGCTTGGCCACATTTCGGTCATCGATGCGGTTCTGGTTCTCCTTGAACTGAGAGATCAACCGTTCCTGCTGAAGGTTGTGCGAGATCACCGCCGCCCGCTGATCCTTCTCCCGCTGCTGATACTGCTGGATCAGATCGGCCTGCTTCTCGTTGTGGATGCGGTTCGCCTGCCGGCGGGCTTCCTCCTGCTTCGCCAGCTGCTGGACGGCCTGCCGCTCTGCTTCGGCCTGCGCCTTCGCGGCTGCGGCGGCTTCCGCGGCGGCCCGCGCCTTTGCATCCTTCTCCGCCTGCGCGGCGGCAACTGCCGCATCCCGCGCCGCGGCCTCCTGGGCAACCTTCTGGGCTGCTGCCTCGGTCTGCGCCTTCTTCACGCTCTCAATCTGGGCGTGAGCCTGCTGGAACCGCTGGACCAGTTCCGGCGATGCTCCGGCCGCTAGGAACTTCTCAGACGCCATCTGAGCGGCAGACATCTCGCCCGAGAGAATCTTGGCCTGGGCTTCGACCTGCGCGAGGGCTTTTACGAGGCCGGAAGAGAAGTCGGCCTTTCCAGCGTTCTCGAGCCCCTGCAGACTGGCAGCCCCCTTGTTGACCCCGAGGACAAAGTCATCGAAGTCGCTGCCGGCCTTCCAGACGATGTCGTTGTTGCCCGCCGGCATCGGGTTTCACCTTTCCTCGGCTGCGGCCTTGGCGGTACATCGCCAGGACTCGTTTGACGTCCTCCACCGACTGCTGTTGTGGAGGCTTCTCGATGGCCTTCGCCGTCGCAGGGACCGCGGCGAACGTCGGATCCCAGAACAGCTTTTCCGATCCCTCACGGCCGGCGAGGGCTGACGTCTGGGCCGCCCGCCAGTCGGCTCGCTCTTCGCCCCACGGGTCCACCCGTTCCATCGCCAGCAGCTGCTCGAACCGCTCCGGCCCCATCAGGGCTGCGAGGGCGTCGATATCCCACGGCAGGTAGGGGGTCCCGATGTGCCACGTCGGGTACGTCCGGGTCAGCTTCCAGAGGAAGCGGTATCGGACGCTGAGTCGGGCTTTTTTGCGGTCTCGGTGTCGCCCTCCCCGGCCGCTTCATCGATCCGGCTCAAGCGGCGCGCCTTGACGAAGATCGGCTCCGTCACGCTCGCGTCGAGGGCGATCAGCGCCGGCAGGTCGTCCGGGGAGAAGATCCGCTGGCCGTCGTCTCCAACGACCGAGAGGAGGATCAGCCGCGGGGACCGCTCGTTGAACACCTCGGGCAGGAACTTCCCGTCGGCGCCATGGCGATCGGAGTAGTAGGCCGTCTTCTCCGGCTCGGTCAGGGACTGGATCCGGACTTCGCCGAGGGTCGGGACCGTGACCGTGTCGTATCGGCGGGCTCCGGCGGCGAAGAACTGCTCTTTGGTCAGCACGTCAGGGGCTCAGGGTTGGAGGAAGGGGGCGGGCCGCGCGGCTCAGGCGAACGTCGGCAGGCTGTCGAGGCTAATGGTCAGCGAGCCCTTGAGAGCCTGCCCCTGCTGCACGTTGCGGGGGAAGTCGACCAGCGTTCCCTCGAAGGAGGTCACTTCGTTGTCCTCGTCGTCGACGATCGTCCACGGCAGGGACTCCGGGGCCCCGAGCTTCTGGCGGAGAGCCAGGTGGGTCGCGTCGGCCGCGTTGGTGAACACCTCCGCCGTCACGTCGCCCGGGTCAGAGATGCCGATGTTCAGCTTCTCGACGAACGTCGAGTCGAGGTCCGGCGTTTCCACGCGAACCGGCTTCGGGGAGGGCTCCTTGATCGAGACCACCCCCATGACCTGCACCGGACCAGCGCCCAGGTCCACCTTGAGCTTCCAGTTCTGAGAGGTCTGCTTCGTCAGCGACATGGTTCAAACTCCAACGCACGAACGGGGGGACTACTGGATGCTCGACAGAGAGCCGCGGAACGCCTTGTCGAGGTCGCCGAACACGACCTCTTCGAACTTGAGACGGGCCTGGACGATGGTGGCGTCGACGCCCTGCTGAACGAACGGGTACTTCGTGACTCGACCGCGGAACCGGACTGGCTTTCCGGTCCCTCTGGTGCCGTAGATCGACCAGCGGCGTTTGACCTGCTGCCGGAGGGTTTTCATCCCCGAGTACCTGTCGACCGTGCCGACCGCGAGGAAGATTCCAGTGGGCCGGTAGGAGCCGCGCTTCTTGCCGACCCCAATCCCGACCTTCATCTCGATCTCACGGCCGACGCCGAGTTGCTTGACGCTGGAGCCGATCGCCTTCGTGATCGACTCGCGGGAGTGACCGTCCGTCTTCGTTGGCGGGACCGCCTTCCTGATCCCGCGCGCCATGATCGTTCCGGCGGCTCGGAGACCCCGCTTTGCGATCTTCATCGCCTGATTGGGCTTTGCCATCTCCTGTAGGATCTTGAGGCTTTCCCGGACCCCCAGGGTTTGTGTCTCGAACGTCGGCATCAGGTCACACCGGCGGTGAACATCACGTCGTACCGGAGGGAGATGTAGAAGCCGTGCGACTCATCCCCGTCGTCCTGGGGCGGCTCGTACCCTCGCGCGGGACCGCGCCGCAGACAGTGCTGAATCTGGGTCCCGGCGACTGTCCCGCGGTAGTTGTTCAGGATGGTGTCGACGGCGTTCGCGATCTCGACCGTTGTCTCTCGCTTCGCCCCGACGCAGATGACCAGCATCTGTGCCGTGCCGTCCCCGTTGACTCCATCGAGGTCCGGGAGGGTGTCCTCGTCGGCGACCTCCAGAACAATGAACGGGGGCGTGTCCTTGATCCGGCAGGCGTCCGGCCGAATCTTCTGGCCGATCTTCGTCTCGGCCCCCTTGGGGCTCGTCTCGGTGATGTTCCGGACGGCGTCGACCTCGAGAAGCGTCTGGATGACCTTCTGGAGGGGGGCAATCTGCGTCGTCATGCCGCCCCCTTGACTTCCATCGCTCTGATCTCGATCTCGGCGTTGTCCTCGGTCGTGAAGACGCTGCCGACGTTCCAGTACCGGTTCCTCCAGACGAGTCGCCACGTCTGGTCGATGCATCGCGTATCCGGGTCGTTGATGACCGTCACGCGGATGGTGTTCTCGCGGGTGATTCGGCGGCCTTCCTCGGACTCGCTCCCCTCTTGGGGGACGATCCGGGCCCAGCGCGGGAACTGGTCCTCAAATCGGGTCTCCTGCTCCTCGCCGGCCGCCTGAGACGTGATCGGCTTCTGGAACATGGGCCGTTCGCGCCGCTGTCCCGCGGGGGTCATGGAGCCCTCCACGAAATCCGGCGGATGAACGAGCGGTAGCTGTCTTCGATGTTCTTCGGGACGTCCCCGACGATCTCGCGGTTCTGATACCAGAAGCCGACGAGCATCAGGGCGGCCTGCTTGGCCATCGGCGGCACCTCGGCTTCCGAGTATCCCCCGGTGTAGGCGATCTGGACGCACTCGGACTGCCGGCGGACTGTCGGATAGGACTGCCCGAAGGCAGGGGTGATTCGTGGTGGGAGGGAACTCAGTCCGACGATGTAGAGTTCCGGGTCCCAGGTCTGTCGGACGCCGTTCGTGTCGAGGTAGGTGATCCCGGTGACCTCGGCGATGGGGAACCGCTCGACGAAGATCGGGCAGCCTCCCCCGGGGAACCGGTCGAGGTTGAGTACCCCCTCCTGCGGTCGAAGGAAGAGGCTCGTCTCGTCCTCGATCATCTTCGTGGCCGTCGCCAGCCATTCGAGGAGGTCGGCATCCTCGGAGGCAGAATCCACTCGGCACTGCCGCCGGAGCCGGGCCGCATCCACGATCGAAGCCGTCGGGGCCTCGGTCGTGACGTAGGCGGCGTTGAGCTCCAGGGCGTTCATTGGTTCTCCGGTCGGGGGCCTCGGTCTCGGTAACACGCGGGGGGTCAGTCGATCAGGAGCTGGACCCGCATGACGCCGGAGGTGAGGGCTCCGTGGGAGAAGAACGCCTTCGCGATGGCGTCACCGGCCACCGGATTCGTCGGGTCCCGGTCCTCGAGCCAGGCGAACGCCCGGTTGTCGGTCGACCGCGGGCCGCCGAGCACCTTCGCCAGGATCTCGGAGTCGTCGGTCTCGGCCAGGACGATCGTCCCGAGCTGACCGGCGAACATCTCGATCCCGACCACGTCATCCCCGTCGGCGACGAGCACCTCCTCCTGAGGGACCATGGCCGTGATGTTCGTGAGGTTGGCCGGCAGGTCATCCCCGGCGCCGAGCGTGAACGGGACGCTGTTCGTCGCGACCGTTCCTACCAGGACTCCCCGGCGACTGCCGCCAGGGAAGTAGATGTCGAGCCGCGCCCCGGTCGTGATGCCGTGGCCCCCCGCCATCGTCAGCGTCCCGACGGAAGTGCTCGTCCGCGTCGTGAGCTGGCCGGACTTCGCGGCGGAGAGGGTGACCTCTTTCGTCACGATCCCGTCGGCGCTCGCGGAGATCTGCGAACTCGACGTCTTGCCGCCGAGTTGGATGGTTTCCTTGACGATCAGTTCGTAGGCCATGGGGGCACGTCAGGGGAAAGAGGCGTGGAGGAAGAACCGGTCCACATCCGTGCGGACCGGATACGGAGGGGACGATCAGGCCGTGCCTTCGTCGGCCGAGATGACGGCATCCTGAACGGAGACCGTCGAGCCCTGCGTGATGGGGATGTCCCGGCCGGCGTACTGAATCGCCAGGATCCCATCGAGGACGGCATTGGCGGTCCCGCGGACGAGCACCGGCCGAACGTACTGCTTCGTCGGCCGGAAGACGTCGAGGAGGATGATCTTGTTGCTGTCCCCGTCCGCCATGTTCCCCGTCGAGGAACCGGCGATATCGGAGTAGTCGTCCGCGGCGGCATTGTCCGAGGACTGCTGGGCCTTCAGCGACGTGGCGTGCGTCGTCGTCAGGGTGCCGAGGAGGGCGATGAACAGGACGCCATCCCATCCGGCCATGTCGACGCCGGTCGCGTTGACGGCCGTCTGGGCCGCCGCCGCCGCGTTGTTCACGCGGGTGACTTTGACCTGCTTGCTCAGCAGGAGTGCATGGAGATTCATGAGAGACCCCTTTCAGGGCTGAGGTGTGGAAGAAAAACGGCGGAGTGAATCAGCGCGTATCACGCGGTATGGCCGGCCCGATCAGGCGTCGGCTTCGGGCTTCGCCTCCGCCGCTTTGGACTTGGCCGCCGCCTTCGCGGGCTTCTTGTCGGCTTCGGGCTTCGCCTCCGGCTCCAGGGAGACCGCCTGTCCCTCCGCGATCATCCGCTCCCCCTCGACATCGGCGACTTCGATCTCTTGACCAGCGACCTGGGAGAAATCGAGGCCGCCACGGCTGACGAGGAGCTTGATCTTCATGGAATGAACCAGAACGGGGACCAGGGAGCGGAGGAGAGCGAGGATTCGTCAGGCCAGCGGGGCCGCGGCTCAGGTGTTCATGAGGAGGTGGCGAACCGCCCCCTTGCCGGCATCCAGCAGGTTGCCGTCGACCTCAACGAAGGCCATGAAGCCGTCCTGATCGTTCTCGCGATACCGCTCTTCGAGGCGGTAGAGGCGGATCCGGTTCACCTGCCGGATCTTGTACCGGTTCAGCTGGCCGTAGAGGGCGATCTTCGCGGAGGCCGCGATCGACGCGACGTCCTCGTTGATGTGGTACGGCGACCCGAGCAGAGTCCCCGGCATGCCGACCTGAAGCCCCGGCTGCCAGATGTACTGGGAGTCGTTGCTCTTCAGCTTCCGCAGAACCTTCAGCGTCGAGTCGTTGAACATGAACGCCGCGCCGTTGCGGTAGGCGATCGGCACCGAGTGCTGGAAGTCGATGAACTCGTCGGCCGTCACGGCACTGTTCGACGAGGTCGTCTTGCCCATCGTCGACGCGGTCACGATCCCCTTGATCGTCGCCGCCCCGGTGCCGGTCGTGGCCCGGGTGTTGATGATCCGGCCGAGCCGCTCGCCCAGCATCTCGCCCAGGAGCTGCGGGAGGTTGATCGCCGAGTCGCGGAGGAGCTCGAACGGGACCTTGATGACGCCGGAGGTCCACTTGTAGGCGTTCATGACCATCGCGGCGAACGCCGGATCGGTCGCCGTCGGGACGGCCGCACTCTCACCGATCTGGCTGCCGGTGTTGGTCGTGTCGTCGGCCGTCGGCCACGCCATCGGGTTGGCGTCCGAGGTGCGGATGACCTGGGACGTCTGGAGCATCGGGCCGTACCAGAGCATCGCCTGCTCCAGGGGGCCGAGGACCGAACCGAGGCGGAGGATCCCACCCGTCGCCGGGTTGTTGCTGCTCAGGGCGTTGAAGTACTCCCGCTGCAGCCGGCCGTAGTCGTTCGAGAGCTTGATGTCGAGGTTCTTGGCGAGCGGGTTCAGGCCGCACCGCTTCCCGGCTTCAACGCAGGCGTCCGGCACCTCCTCGCCGAGTTGGTTGAGGAACCAGCCCCGCATCGCCGTGCTCTGGTCGTTGGACGGGTCCGTCTTCTCCTGCTCGAAGGGGGAGTTGTTGACGGCGGAACCGGCGACCTTTTCGAGTTCGCCACGGTTCACCTTCTTGAGCGCGTCTTCGTGAGCGGTGAGGCGGTTCAGCGCCTCGGTCCGCTTCTGCTCCGCGGTCTCCCCCGCCTCGATGTCCTTCGTCAGGGCGTCGGCCGCGTCCAGCGCCTTATTCAGCGCCAGCTCGTCCGCCTCCGAAAGGTCCCGGTTCTCCGCCTTCGCCTTCTTGGCGGCAACTTCGTACTCCGTGCGGGCGGTGTTGACGATCGTCGCCCGCTTCTCGCGCAATTCCTGCAAACTCGGCATGGTGGTCTACCTCACAGGCACGCCAAAGCGGGGCGAGCCGGGGAACGGTGTGGAAGAGCGACCGAGGGTCCGCCTGTGCGGTCCCAGCCACCGTTACCCCCGAGAGAGGTCCGACCTGTCGCGGACTCAAATGGGGGCCTTTACTGGGCCCCCCCGGGTGTTGCTCTTTTTTTCGACGATTAAGGACTTACGTCGACCGGTTCAGGCCACCGCGAGCCGTTCCGCCATCCGGTCCAGCCGCGGAGTCGCAGCGTTTTCATTGGCGGCCAGCCAGTTGGCGGGAACATTGCGGAAATTCGAAAGATTCCATCGCGCTGTTGCCTCTTTCGGCGTTTTCTCGCCCACGTTGGGCAGGATCTCGTCGACGAAGCCGTGTTCCTTCGACTCGTCGGCCGTGAACCACGTTTCGTCGAGCATCCAGGACCGGAGCTGCTGGTCTTCGATGCCCGACCGGTCCCGGTACATGTTCACGATGACGTCCCGGAGCTTTTCCAGCAGGCCAGCGGTCTTCTGGTGCTCGGCGGCGTCCCCGAAGGTTACCGCGGCGGGCTCGTGGATCATGATCATCGCGTTGGCGGCGATCTTCCGCGTCTCCCCGACCATGGCGATGTAGCTGGCGGCCGACGCGGCGAGGGAATCGATGATCGTCGTCACCTTCCCCTCGTGCTCCTTGAGGAGGTTGTAGATCGCGTTGGCTTCGAAGATGGATCCACCGGGAGAGTTGATCCGGACGGTCACGTCCTTCGGCCCCAGGTCCCGGAGCGCGGCCTTCACCGCCTTCGCGGAGACCCCTCCGTAGAAGAATCCCTCCCCGATGACGTCGTAGATCAGGATTTCGGACTTCTCAGCGTTCAGGATCGTCTTCATGGGGTCCCTTCGGGAGCGGTTTCGGGGAGCAGGAGGTCGAGGAGATCGCGCCCGGACCACCCGGAAACCACCTCTGCGACGTCAGTGCAGGAGTTCAGGGCCGCTTTCCGGGCTTCACAGTGCGTCGCTACGGCCTTTTTCCACTCCGGGATGAGTTCGGAGTCGTCTGCGGCCTCCAAAAGCCCGCAGAGAGGCAGCACGGAGTCGAGGAGATGCTCCTCGTGCTCGCGGTAGAAGGCGGTTCCCCACGCGAACCAGTCCATCTGGGGAGTTCGGGCTGCCACCTTGGCGACTTTCTCCCGCTCGATGTCCGCTTTCCGGTTCAGGAGGGGGAGTAGGGCGTCCCGGCAGGCGTTCCGGACGTTCTTGGAGGACTTAGCCGGCGGCGCGGGGGTGGGTTGAGGGGCAGGTGTCGCCGGCGGCCCCGCGGTGAGTTCCGTCCAGTTCGCCGGGATGTGCCGCTTGTCCCCCTCCGGCCCGATTGTCGGCCGGGACTCGATCCGGTTGATGTCGTTGACGCTGTAGACGCCGGTCGCGCGGCCCTTGTCGTAGCTCCCCCAGCGGGCCGTCGCGTCCATCCGGAGCCGGGCGTTCCGGTTGAACTCCATGAAGTGGGACTCGGACTCCAGCTCCTGGGGACTGAGCAGCTTCTCCGCGCACTCCGCCTCCCACTCGCACAGCCAGCGGTCGAGGCAGTCGTCGAGGTAGTGCTGGCTCTCGATCTCCAGCGAGTTGTAGGACGTCCGGGACTTGTCCCCGAGTTTGTGCGGAGGGACCCCGGTGATGTTCGAGACCGTCATGACCTCGTTCTCGAGCAGCCCGACGGCGGCCGCCTCCTCCGGCTTCGACGAGAGGGGCAGGAACTTCACCCCCTCGTGGAGCATCGCCACCTTCCCGGTGTTCTTCAGTCCCTCGGCCGCCTTCTCCCAGTTCCGCTGGACGTTGTCGACCTTCTCCTTCTTCATGTTCTCCGGGACCATCAGCACGCCGGAGACGTTGGTCCCGTTCCCGAAGAACTTGCAGACCCACTTCCGGGTTGCCATCCCGAGGGACAGGGCCTCCGCCATCAGGGACATCACGTCGATCCCGCAGAGACCGTTGTGGGACAGGCCGCGGATGTGCAGGACGTCACGGGAGCGGAACTTCTTGGGCTCGGTTCCGACGGTCGTCAGGTACCAGATCTCCGACGAGCCAACCGTGTCATCGGTCAGCGTGACGGGGTAGGTCACGTCCGGATCCAGGATGACCAGTTCCCGCGGGCGACCGGCGCCGTCCCGGATGATCGCCGCAAACCCGTTGCCGCGGAGGAGGGCGTGGGCGGTCATCGTCTCCCGAAACGTCATCGCCAGGAGGAAGGGATTCGCCCGGCGACGGAGCAGGACGTAGGCGGGGTGATCCTTGTCGACCTCCTTGCCCCCGTCCTTCAGGCGACGGTAGACCGCGAACGGCAGCCGGCCGACGTCCCCCGAGATGAGGCTGATCGCGCGGAACAGCGCGGGGTAGCCCATCGCCGTCTTCTGGTTGACGGTGATCCCGGTCGAGGTGGGCTCGCCCATGAGCCCGTTCTCCTCCCACGTCTTTGGGTCATCGAGGCTGAGCGCGGGATTCTCCAGAGAGTTCCGCAGTTCCCCGTCGAGGCCGATGTGAATGATCTGGTTCATATGAGGGGGATCTCGTACTCGTCGTCGGTCGATTCGCGGCCGTGGTACAGGCACTCGCTGATCGCCATGAGCGTCGCGACCATGCCGTCGATCTTGAACGGGCCGCCGATCTTGGCGGGACCCCATTCATCCTTGCCGTTCCGCTTGATGGTCAGATTGCCCGCCTGCCACGCGAGGCAGGTGTCTCCCCCGTGGATCAGCCGGCCGTCTTTCGCCATCTGGAGCATGGTCCGGATCGGCTCGTTGTAGAACCGCTCGGACTGAGAGAAGGGGAAGATGCTGAAGCCGTGATCGTCCTGCAGCATCTCCGCCATCAGTTTCGCGAAGGACGGGTCGTAGGCCCAGGAGCGAATCTCCGCGAGCCCGGCCATTTCGATGCAATACTCTGCGACTTCGCGCTGGCTGATCGAGTCCCCCTCGCAGACGATCAGTTCCCCCCGCTCGATGAACTGGGCGAGCGGCGCCTGATACAACTTCAGGTCGGTGTCCCGGCAGGTCCAAGACCGCACCTTCAGGTCGATCGACATCTGCCCGTCGACCATCCGCGGGAAGGCGAGGGCGACCGCCGCGAAGTCGCTGTTCCGACCCATGTCAAAGGCGCCGAAGCCCGATCGCCCCTTCATCTCCAGGATGGGGGAGTTGCCCTTTGCCCACACCTCCGGCAGGATCGCCCGGGTCGCTGAGGCCGTCTTGACGTTGCAGTAGTACCGCCTCAGCTTCGAGATCGCGGAAGGCTTGCGCCGTGCCTCATTCGCCGCCGTGCGGTAGGAAGACACCTTGACCGTGCGACCAAGATGCGGATTCGCCTTAATCCAGCACGCCTCGTCGAACGGGTCATCGTCATCATCGATCCGGCAAATGAACGAGAACAGGGTGTCGTCAAACACGGCGCCGGTCAGGACGGACTCGACACAGCGCACCGCGTAGTCGTCCTCCTCAGCCCAGATTTCAGACTTGTCGTCGCCGGCGGTCGTGATGGTCAGGATGAGGGGCTGGCGACGGGAACCGCTGCCGGTGTCGATCTTCTCGTGAAGTCCGCGGTGGATACCGCGCCACGCATGGAGCTCGTCCTTGATGACGCCATGGGGGAACAGACCGTCCGTTCCATCCGAGTCACTGCCCAGCGGCCGGAAGAACGAGTTCGTCTCTGGATACTCAATGACCTTCTTTTTGACGTCGAGGCGAGCCTTGAGCGCGGCGGACTTCAGGACCATGGCCCGGGCGTCCCGGAAGACGATTGCGGCCTGATCCTCCTTCGTCGCGACAGAGTAGACCTCTGCCCCCTCCTCCAGGGGGTTGTCGAATACCAGCAGCAACAGAGCGATCACCGCGGCGAACAACGTCTTCCCCCACTTCCGTGCGATGCAGATGTACCCCTTCCCGAACCGGCGGAACCCGGTCTCAGCGTGCCGCCATCCGAACAGGCACCAAACGATGAACAGCTGGTCGGGCTCGAGGATGACGGGCGTCCGCGCCCACTCCGCCTTGTAGTGCTGGCAGCACCGCTCGATGAACTCGATCGCCTCAAGGGCATGTGCCTCCGAGAAAACAAACCCGCGTGCTCCTGCTTCCTTCAAGTCCTTCAGGTGCCGCTTGACCGCCAACCGCTGCAACCGGCCGGCAACGATCGTCCCGCTGTCTACGCCGCGGATGTAGGCTTCAACGATGCTCTTCCGCGCAGCGTCATCTCGCTGATTGGGTCCCCCGTTCCCTGCGGGGCCCCCGTTGCCGTTGAGATGGTCCCTGGCGGGAGCAGGCCGGTTGCCGCCGCCGGCGTGAGGCCGAGTTCCCTTTGCAGCTTTACGAGCTGGGACTGGCACTTGTCCTTCATCCCCACGCACGGGTGCGGAATCTTCGTCCCGTTTCCGGCGACCGTGACGTACCCCTCCGCCGCGAGTGTTTCGTGATGCGCCCAATACTCCGCCCAGGTCTGACAGTAGAGAGCGAGGACATCCCGGAACCGATCCGAGAGCAGGCCGGCCGCCGCCAGCACGGGTGCGATGTGATCCCAGGTGGCAAGGGCGACGCCGGTGAGACCAGCGGGAGCCGCAGGAACGGACCCAGCACCAGCCAGGAGCCCCCCGGAATGACGGTCACGGCGGTAGGTGCCGGCACGTTCATGGACAGCAGCCGGCTTCGGTCGAGGTCCACGACGCCCCAAGGAACGACCCCCTGATGAAACGTGACGAGATTTCTAGGACGCGGCGGTGCGGTTTCCGGGGTGGGGGCTGGCAGAAAATCGACCACCCCTCCCCCTCGCGTTTGGCACGCGACATTGCGTGCCGTGCCGCCTCAAACTTCTGCGATTCGAGTCACCTGAATTCCTGCCACATCTGAATGCCAGTGCAAACGATCGTGATCAGTAGGCACACCAACGTGAGAACCTCAATCCATCCCATTACAGCGTCTCCCCATGAGTCTTGATCGCGTGGCACCTACGACACAGGGACTGGAAGTTCGTCTCATCGAAGAACCGCGGGTCTGCTGGTCCTGATACCGCTTCGATGTGGTCGACCAGATCCACCGGGGTCACGATGCCTTCCCTCTCCCAGCACATAGCACAGTTCGGGTTGCTCTCTCTCCATCGCTTCGAGACCCGCGCCCACCGTCCCCCATACCCACGCTCTGTCGCAGTCCGGCGGTCATCCGGCCGCTTCAGGCCAAACCGTTCTCTCCTGCTCTTCACCCGACTCATGACGCCATCGCCTCCGGCGAAGGTGGGTTCAGCAGGGCAGCGACCTTCTTCCGGACCTTCCTGATCCGACGGGAGACGCTGGACCGATGGAGCCCCACACACTCGGCGATCCGGGAGTACGACCAGCCGCGGGTGTCTCGGAGTTGTAGGAGCCAGAGGTCCCGCCACCGACGGGGGGAGCCGGCCGCCCAGGACAGCATCGCACCGGTGGCGTAGTCGTCTCGCAACTCCACCCCACGATGCACGCCATCCCGATCGACAAACGCCACTCACTGAGCCTCCAGGTACGTATCGATGGTCCACAGGATCGCCGCGATGATCACGCTGTAGGGCCACGGCGCCAGACCTCCCATCAGCCTTATCCACCACGGCACCCCGTTAGCTGCCATCGCAGCAGTCACGAGCTGCCGGCGGCGCATCCGGGCAGCCTTAAGGTTCCCCTTGCACCCTACCGAAACGAGCGCCTTATCAATCGCCTTATGAGCCAGTTCGGCGGCTTGGCAGAACCGGTCGTAGTCCTTTGGGGCGATCCCATCCGTGCCGGCCGCATGGGCGTATGCCTTGGCGTGGCGTGCTGCTACCGCTGGTTCAAGGGCTCCTATCACAGTCAGACCTCCCTCTCGAACGAAACGATCAGGTGCAGCCCGGCGACGATCCGGCCATCGAAGTAGACGTCGACATACTCCAACCACGGATTGACCCCGTCCCGGTCCACTTCCAGCCGCTCGCTGGGGGTGATGCGAAAGCCATGAGGTTGTGGGTCCACAGAGAATCGGAACGGTGCCCGCACCTTCAGGTTCGTTCCCTTCACCAGTTCGATGAATCCGGCACCCAGTTCCCGAGCAAACTTCGCCACGGCGGCGGCCTGGTCGGGAGACTGGGCAACCGAGAGGTTCGCTTCCTGGGTCATCGTCGCCACAAGTTCAGGAAGTCCTTCAGGATGAGGAACATCCCAAGCCAGACTGCAAAAAAGAACACAGCACATGCTGCTGCGGAAAGTCCAAGCCAAAGCAGAACCGTCCACACATGACGCATCGTGATTTCAACAGCCAACAGCATTACCGCCTCCGTCGGGGGAAGTAGGTCCGGATCTGGCCACCAGCCTGCGGGGCCGGGCAAACGCCACCAGGGCACGACTGGACCGGACGGGCCGGTGTAGGGGCAGATACCGCGGGAGCCGGTTGCGGGGTGGCCTTGGGGGCGTCAGCCACGATCGGCGTCATGGTCGTGATGAGCTTCGAATCCGGCTGCAGGCCGCGAATGGTCCCCAGGAGACACCCATCGTCCCCGAAGACACCTCCGCCGCTGTCGCCGTTGTGGACCGGCGTCTCACAGGCGTCCAGCGGTACCAGACCGAATCCAGCCTTGATGTCGGTCGCCCCAATGTAGGTTCCCTGAGCGAACGACTTCGTCTTAAGCCCGTAGACCGTGACCCGTTCGCCGTAGACCGGCACTCGGACCGGAACCGGCTTCAGATTCGCCCCGGGGACGATCGCCACGGAGAAATCCTTCCCGGCGACCGGTGACCAGTTTGCCCGCTTCCATTCCCCGTCGACCAGGACCTCGGCGCGACTCCCGGCCGGCATCTGGTGCGTCAGGTGAGCAGCCGTGTGGATCTTGTCCGGACCGACCGCCACGCCGCAGCCATCGAACGTCATGCTTCCCGGCTGCCCGATGACGCCGTAGGCCATGCGGACAGGATAGACCGATTTGACCCACACCGGGTCGATCTTGGGCGGATCCGCGGGCGCCGGGACCTCCGGCAGCTTGATCTCCGGAATCACGAACTCCGGGTCCTGGGGGAGACCGGTGAACTCCGGTGCGATCGGCTCGCCGGAGACTTCGACCGGTATCGCCACGATGGGCAGATCGACCGACTCAACCGCGGCAACAGCAACCGGTGCCGCAGAGCGGGGGAGAAGCGTCAGTAGTGCCAGGAGCAGGGCAGAACAGAGAGCGGTGCGCATCAGTTGATTCCCATCGGGTTGAACTGTCCCTCGTACTGGCGGTGGGGCGATTCGTCGCCCATCAGGACATACGCGCCGTACGGGGAGTAGTTCCGGTCCCGCATCTCTTCGTAGGCGGGCTCCGAAATGAAGAAGCCTTTGTCGTTGTGCGAGTTCGCGACCCAAAACAGCCATTCCCCGCGGGCGGTCAGGACCGGCCAGACGACCTCCGTCGCGTGTCCGCTGCTGCCGTGGCTCCGGCGGTACTGGCGACAGACTCGAGCCGTGACGCCCGGGGTGATCTCTTCCGTCCGGAAACTGAGCCCCCAGAAGTGCCCCCAGTGAATCGGGTTGCCGAGGGCTAGGTGAATCTTGGCTTCGCCGAAGGAGGGGGCGACGATCGCGCCGCTGATCCGTCGGGTGGCTGCACTGGCCTTGATGGCGGCCGTGTTCCAGCGGTCGAACTGCTGCCGGTTGCGGGTGTATTGGCTGTAGGGGTATTCGGCCTCCAGCGGGGCTCCGTCGCCTTTCAGGACCGCGACGCCCGACTGCACTGACGTCCCCGAATTCGATCCGAGCTTCCGGTCGAGGATCTCGCAGGACTGGTAAACGAACATGCGGGATTGCTCGCCGGCCTTCCCCTTCCGCCGCTTCTCGATGACCTCGTTCCCGGTCGTCGCCGCGTTGGCTTGGCAATCGTTTTCCTTCTGCCACTCGTTGCGGATGAAGTTCCGCGGGTCGTTGTCGGCGGTGAGCAGCCGTTGCCAGTCCGGGAAGTCCTTCGGGTCCAGGGGGGCGCAGACCGAGAGCGAGCCATCGACTTCGGCTCGCAGTTCGTCGGATGCGATGATGATTCCGCTCACCGTGCCTCCATTCCCGCCGCGAAACTGCGGAACCAGTCCGCCCGGGCCTTCGCTTTGACCGCGTCGTCGGCCTTCATCGCCCGGACCTTGGCGTACATGGCCTGAAACCCCGCTCCGGGACCGGATGCCGAGGTCGAATCCTTCGCCACCTTCCCGGCGACCTCCGCCCAGGCCTTCATCTCGGCAGCTTCGTCCTGGAACTCCATCGCCTCGATTCGATCGGCGTGCTTCCGGGCCGCCACGCTCGTCGCACCGCGGTAGGCGTTCCGCATTGAGATTGCGGTGGCCGATCCCTCCCCAGACGGCGGGGGCTCCGGCGAGGGAGAAGGGTCGGGAGCCCCCTGCCGTCCCATCGAGGAGACCAGCAGCAGCACGACAGCAACGATCGTCAGGAGGATGTTCCGGGAACTCACTTCGATTCCTCCCGGACCGGCCGCATCAGCTCCGTCAGCGCGGCGACCGTGTGGTTGAGAACCGCATCCCGCCCCTGCGTCCGGGCGATCTTGGCCACCCGCAGCAGTTCAGCCGCAGCGGTGTCGATCTCATCCTCGGCACTGGCGACGGGAGCGGCCTTCCGGTTGAGCAACGGCAGCCACTTGAGCTTGACCCGCTTGCCAGCTTCAGACGCGCCGACGATCGCGACCAGCAGGCCGGACAGGCCGCCGGCAACCGTCTGCCAGTTTTCAATCAACCAGTCCATCTGAGTCCCTTAGGAGTTGTCTGCCTGCCAGGCCTCGATGGCGGCAACGAGCCACGCGACACCAGCGGAGACTGCGGCATCGGCGAATCCGAAGTCGTACTTGTTCAGCACGCCCAGCGCGGCGACTGCCCCAGTCCCGACGAACACGACCAGTGCCAACTTGACCGTGTACCAGAGGTCTTCGAGGTCGAACTTGCCGGGGGTCGAGTTCTGGTTCGTGCCGAGGAAGGCTTTAGCAAGGGTGAGGAGTTTTTCGATCATTGGTTTGCCGCGAAGGGTTTGTTCTCGAGGGCCTTCCGAGCGTTCAAGACTTCACGCATCCACGAGCGTTCAGCCTCTCGGTCTTCCTTGAGGAGCTGGATCTGCTCGGACTGCTTGGCCTCGATTCGCTCATACCCGGACTGGATCTGCATCAGGTGAGCGGGGACCATCGCTTTGATGTCCTGCAGGGCATACCAGCCCCCGGCGAGGAGTGTCGTGACGATGGCGCCGAGCAGGACCGTTGTCGGTGGCTGCGAGAAGAGGAACTCCAGGGCTCTCTCTTTGACAGACTTTGAACCGTTCGTTCCCTCTTCAGCCATCCGTCACCTCAACTCCATGAAAAGCTCCCCGCTTGGCTCATTGCCGTCCAAGGCGGATCACCTCCCTCCAGGGGATAGAGTTGAACCAGAGCCAAGCGGGGCTCTTACAGCATGGCAAGCGGCCAGCTAAGTAGAAGAGGTCTTGAGCCTATAAAGCTCTTTGTCAAACAGGGAAAGTCCACCCGTCGAATCGGGGACTCTCTTTTTAACCCGTTTGATGTCATAAGAGACCCACTTCTCGGTTGTATAAGCCTGAAGCGGGCAACTGGGAGTGGTGCAAACGCGGCAGCGATCGTACTCGGTCAGCCCTTTGGTGTCCGCGTCGTCGTTACCATAGACGACGCGGGTCGGAGCATGGCAGTAGGGGCACAGCAACTCTTACTCCTGGGAGAACTCGAATCCCTTCTGCGGTTCCAGCCTCGGGTCTCTCATTGCTCGGGGTCCTCGCTGATGACTTCGGTGACTCTTCGGAGTAGGCGGAATCGCATGGAGCGGTTTCGGGCTCTCTCCGTGACCAGTTGATCTTCTGCCGTACCGCGTGACGCGATGCCGGGAATCCATCGCCCCCAGTCTCCGCTCACAGGATCGAACGCCTCGATGGTGAAGGTCTCGTTCGTCGGGTCTCTCTGGCTCATTGGGTTGGCTCCTTCAGTCTCTTGATGGCCGCCCGGATCTTCCGTTGCTCGGTCTCGTAGTCTTCCTTGATGGCGACCAGATCGAGTTCCGCCTCTTCGATTGCTTGGGCTCTCGCTGCGTCGCAGGTCTTGTGGTAGCTGTAGCACACGTGACGCTTCCTGCTCTTTCGGCCGTCAGGGTGGTAGACAAAGTCCCTCGTGGCGCGCACCACAGACACTTCGACGACCTCGTACCCTCTGCGTAACCACCACGTTTCCACGCCCCCCTCCTTCCGCCCGAACGGGCTAGTTCTGTGACTTACCTCGACGCCGACACATTGGCGTTTGGGTAGTCCCTACATGCCTCCAGATAGCTGCGAACCCAGGGGACGAATTGTTCGTAAGTCCCCCAACCGTTCGACGCATTGAACTGCTGGTAGTGCAGCGGAGCTGCAACCAGCTTCTCCAAGCCCGCCTGAATCAGCGGGATCAACTGGGCCGCCTTGGTCACCCCGATCTCTTCAGGTCGCCAAAGGGCTTCGTAGATGCCCGCCTCCCTGGCCATTCGATTGAGATTGTGGGTGATGTTCGAGTCGTAGTACCGCTCGCATTGCGTTCTCTTGTGAGCGTGTCCACAGCACCGACATTCGCACTCGACCTCTTCAGGGTCACCTTCCAAGTACACATCCAGACTCATCATCCCACCTCTCCTCGTTCGCCCCGGATGGGGCTTGGGTTACTGGTCTACTCCATGTCGCCGGTGAACACGTTCTTGAGTTCCCGGATGCTCGACTTCCATCCCTCCCAGACGCCCTTGCCGCTCACCTTCAACTCCACGTAGTCGCCGTAGGAATTGGGGATGAAGTCAGGCACGTAGTCCTCGATCGTTTTGACCACGGCGCCAGCAGGGTCGATTAGTTCGTAGACCCCGCTGTCGCACGCCTTCCATGTCTCTTCGGCCTCCAGTCCAGAGGGCCAGGCCTGAATCACCCCATCGTCCACGCCGACGACCAGCGTCACCTGATTGCCTTTGCGACCGGGGAAGTCCTCGGCGGTCTCGTCATCGTCACGGACAGGCACCGTGAGCCGGATAGCAGCGATCTCGATCTCTTTGGTCTTCGGAACTTTCAACTTCATCATCCCTCTCCCATGTAGTGCCGAACCTCTCGGCTTGATTGGTGATGCCGGGATCTGCCCCCGGTTGCATCCGACTCAGTCCTCAGGACGAAAGCCTATCCCCTGAGTCCGACGCACAGACTATCTCACCATCACCATGAGCGTTTTCGCGATGCGCTCCCCCGCGTCTACCTCAGCCGATGACGACTCGCAGAGGCTCTTTGGAAACCTCTCTGGCATTCTTGATCATCAGTTGCGCCATCTCGACTGCCTGCTGAGGAGTCATCCCGACCCACGTAACGGGCTTGCCGAAGTCGATGACGACTACGCCTCGTTCCCCGTCACCCCCGATTTTGAATGCGACCTCACCGTCATCCGACGCATTGAGTCGGCCATTCGGGTATTCCCGCTTTGCCATGCCCTCCTGCTGCTGCTTTAGCCGCTCAATGAGTCGACTCTGCTCCTGCTCAAAAGGGTTGTCGCCGTGGTGCTGAAAGCTCATCTCGATCTCCTTGGTTAACGTACTACTTGCGGTGATGCTCACGTCGCATCACCTCCCTTCGTGCCTCGCGGCGGTTACTCAACCTCTCGTCGCTCTGGTGCCTTGGTGCCGAAATCCGTCGCCTTCTTCAGTTCGGTCAGTCCGGCAATCAGGGCGTCAATGAATGACACGGTCTCGTCCTCTTGGGCAACACCTCCGCTTCCTTGGAAGGCGATCCACGTCCCCCATTGGTCACGCACGCACTGGACGTGAAGTTCCGGTGGCTCGTTCTCCTTTCGACCATTGACGAAAACGTCGAGCGTCATGCCGAACAGGCCCTCGTCGTTCTCGGTCACCTCGATCCACGACCGAGGCGCGTCCGACTGGTGAGTGCAATTGTCGAATTCAAACTCCACCTTCGCAGCCATCTCTCAAATCTCCCTCGGTTGGTTATCGACTCAGCCGCTCGATGTCCTGGTGAACCTCAAGCATGGTCTGTGGCAGTAGACCGAACGGAATGAACTCTGCATTGGCTGCGGCGCTGTGAACCTTTCCGTCGATCAGGTGCAGTTCGTACAGCCGCCCACCTTCAGGCCCTCGGAAGATGAAGAGGTTGGACTGCCTCTCCGCCCCCAACTCCACCAACCCAGTCTCGCTGACCGGGGTCTGGGCGAGGCGGTAGGAGGCGAGGGCTGCTTCTGCAACGATCGCGCAGTCACACGCGTAGGCGTATTCAGTGTCATGATCTCTGGCCTCCAGCCGCTTCAGTGCTTCCAGCCTCTCTTCAGCCTTCATTGGGGGCTCCTTTCTGAACCTGCACCTTCCACCACCACTTGCCGTCCGAGTCACGAATGGCCGGCACGCACGAGACACAAACAGGGTGGGAGCGGATCGCCCAGTCGGGCATGGTCTCGGCGGGTTCCCAACGGAAGGTCCCGTCCATGAAGTCGTAGCCAGCCTCGTAACGGATGCATGCGAGATGCTCCTCGCAGATGTCACCGCACTTCGACGCCCATCGTTCCCGCACCCCGACAACGGCGCCGGGAAGGAAGGGGGGAATGACAGATCCCAGAATCTTCCGCAGCCTTCCCTCCAGAGGACCGCAGAGAACGAAGAAGAGTTCTCCGTTTACGTCCTCTTCCTCATTGAAGGCCTCAACTCCGTCTGGGGCATCGGCCATGGGCACCCAAACCTCAACCCGCTCCCCGTTCGCAATCCTCCGTGCCTCGGAGTCGGTCGCTGTGATGGTCATGGCGTGGCTCCGGTCGTGTTCCTGTTGTTCCATGCCTCAAGGGTGCAGTCCGCCGTGTGTCCATCCTCCACGTGACAGATGGAGCATTCATCCGCATTTCGGAGGCAGTCGAACTGCGACTGGGGCAACTTCTCGATGACGCTCGCAGCCAGATTCAGTTGCTCCCGCGCCTCCTCAAGCTGCTGGCGGAGTCCTGGCACCGGGTCGGGGATGACCTGCTCCCCGATGCTGTCCAACTCGTCATCGTTGAACCAATTCCCAAAGCCCGGGAGAAACCATCCCCACCCGGATCCCTCTGCGTCATTGATGTACGCCCAAGTCCCAACCTCCTGTTGCCCCTGGAATACGACCCAGTAGTGACCTGCGGTTCTGTCGTTGTAGGGCGACTCACTCATGGCTCACCTCAGGGCCTTTCGGGGGTGTTGTCATAACGGTTCGACTCCATTTGGCCCCTTCGGCTTGGGCATCCAGTGAGTCACCTCGGTATCGAGCGGATACCACTTCCAGTCGCCAAACATGCTCGTTGTGTATTCGCAGATTTCGCCGTCAATGAACCGAACGTCTGGCTTGCGACCATGGAACGTGGCCCAGACATCGAACTCGCTCCCATCCTTCGGCGCCGACTCAATCCCGCGCCACTCGTCGGTCTTTGCGGGCTTGTCTGACTCGTCGGAACTGGGTGCAGTCGTTGCGGAATTTGCAACAACTGAAGCCTTCGCAACCGCCTGCTCGTAGCCGGGGAGGAGGGTGCGGAGCCAGTAGTACGATTTTGCGAGGATGATCGTCTCCTCTCCAGACTCAGGGTGCGTGAAGACCTTGAGGGAAAAGCCGCGGTGAGAGATCGCCTCCACCAACTCCTCAAGGCTCGGCAGGGGGACCGGGCGACGGTAGTCCTCGCTAGTCCCTCTCCTCATCCAGTTTGCCAAGACCCAAGAGCCTTTGAGTTGAATCTCATCTCCCGTCTCCAGCGGTACGTCCTTCTCCAACCGCACCCACGCCCGCCACTCGCGCGGCTGCCACTGCTCAAGCGTCCATTTGCCGATGGTCAGTTCAGTGCTCATTGCCCCACCTCGATTCGCTTGAAGTCGATGGCCCAGATCCACGGGTTGAGCGCCCATGAGCCGTCTCCGTTGATGGATTCCCAGAGGCTCAAGAATGACTTGATGGGCTGGCCTGTTGCTTCAGCCTCCCATTGCTCACGCTTGCCGTAGAGCTTCCAGATTTGCCGAACGGGTTCGATCCCCTCCGCGATCGCATCCTCCTCGCTGATGTCCTGCAACCTCTCGACCTTGATGCCCGTGATCTCCAGCGTGAGGCGGCTGGCCCAGCGCGGCATGTGTATGGAGGGGATCTTCTTCCATTGAACGCGGTCCCATCCCGGTCCTTCCGCCTTGGGTGGCTCATCGAACCTCACCTGCCTATCGCCGGACCAGCAGATCTCCCACTCGCCCGACTCTCCAAAGTCGTGCCTGTAGTTGTGCCCGTGTTGCCAGCAGGGCTCCTTCATCCAAAAGTGCCCATCGGGTCGGTAGCACATCGTTACCGGCCCAATCACGCGATCGTTTGCAACGCGAATCCGTGCAAATGGGCATGTGATCCATGAGTGGGTTTCGCACGACGAGTTGAAGGCACAGACGAGCCCGTGTTCATCAATCTCGATCTCGCGTCCAGACGCCCACTTCGGCACCTTGACGGGTACGCGGAACTGTGTCTGCTGCCCCGACAGGATCGCCGTCGGTCGCAGGTCCTTCGCGTAGATCGGCCGCTCTGTTCCAGTGCTCATCCCTTGCCCTCCGCCTTTGGTTGTCGTGCGTGTCTTAGAAACCACAGCGACCGAGTCCGCTTCGTGTGTCCACAGTTCTTGCACTGAATCAGCACGGACGAATCGGATCGGCTGAGAATCAACCATGAGTCCCAGCCACACGAGCATCGATCAGTTCCCCGCTTCGGCATGTGCCCCTCCAGCGACATCGAGCTGGGCGAGCGTCTGGAGCGCGGCATCGTTCGAGCCCGGATCAGGCAGGCGGATGAAGCCAAACTCGATGCCGTTCCGGATGAATTGGCGAGCAGCCTCAACCGCCACCCTCAGCCGGTCGTTCTGCTTGGTCAGCAGCTCGTGGTTGTTGACGGCTTCGACGATCAGGGCTGCGTTGGCCCTCGCAACGGGGTCCGGTTCGCCAGTCGTCCGCTGGTCCAGATACGCGATCAGCTCGTACTCGTTTGGGGTCTCGTGGCCAGGAATGTTGCAGCCGACCGCCGACAGAGCGATCACGCTCGTACTGGGGTACGGTCCGCCAAGTTCCCACGGTCTCGCGGTCGCCTGCTCAAACATCTCGGAATCCCCGGCCTGCGACTGACGCACCGTTCGTCCGAACTTTGCCAGCGGCTGGAACGCCTCGACGCACTCTTTGGCCTTCGCGTCGTCGGCCATCCACCGCGCGACCGTTTCGAGATCATCCGTCATCTCCCAGCATCGTCCGGGGCGACAGTAGATGTCCTCGTGGTGAGGGTGGCGACACTTTGCCGCGTACTCGGCGACCTCAGTTTCGGTAAACATCTCGGAATCCTCCTGGGTTACTTCGGAGTGGTGAGTTCACTTGGACTCTGTTTCGAGTGGCACAATTTCCAAATCAGACCAAGGTGGCGCAACAGCCATGTCTGGGTGACACGGCCGGCACATCCCCAGATCGGTCGAGTCGTAGAGGGTGTCGTACGTGCCCCACTCGCACGTGTAGACGATCTTTCTTTTGAATCGCCGAAGCACCCACCTCAGCAGGCGAGAGTCGCAGAGTTCCACCACAAACAAGAACCACGTTCGCCTCTTCACAGAAAACCTCCAGGGGGTACGAGCCGCGAGGGCGGGTCACTTGGTCTTCCTGATGAGTTGCCACACGGCCCACCACGCCACGCCGATCGCAAAAATCATTGCCGGAACGATCACGGCCCATAGGTAGATCCACATCCAGGACCACTTCATCTCAGGCTCCTTTGTTTGCTTCGAAGACCGCTCGTGCGAATCCCATCGGGGTCGCTGATCTGAGGTTCGCCCGATCCGCACTCGGCGGCATGAGGTGCATCCGGCTTCCGTCGGTTGGCTCGATCGGACAGCGGTCAGGCATTACGAAGCCCCCCCCTGTCCACAGACAGGTCTTCTTCGTGTAGTTGTCAGCAAGTTCGAACTGGCCGTAGTCGCACGGGTCGAACATGTGGTCCGCTTTCCGCCAGTAGGTCGCGAGCGTCCCCACCGGGTTCTCCAGCATCCACGGGGCGCCGCTCCACTCGCAGATGTCCCGGCACCGCTCGACCAAGTTCACGGCTTGAGCCAGGCCGCCAAGCCCCTTGTCCTTGAACCAGCGGGCACCACTTACGGCGAAGTGGGTGCAAGGAGGGAAGGCGAAGACGATCGCGTACTCTCGCCGTGGGGGGAGCCATTCGAGGATGTCCGCCCCTACGCGAACCAGGTTGCCGTCCTTGCTGACTCCCGGAGCATGTTGCATGTCGACGCACCAGCACTCGTAGCCGGCGTCCAGCCACGGGCGAACCATGTTGGTCGTCAGGTCGCACAGGGACAGGACGATCTTGTTCACGCTCACACCCTCCAAACAAAAACCACCTGCCTCTTCCCACCCTCCGGCTTCATTGCCGGGCTACTCTCCAGTTCGTCCAAGTCGGTCGATCTCGGCGGCGATCAGCGCTCCAGCCTTAACCAGTTCCCGAATGCGGTCGCCTGGCGTTGGCTTCCACCAGTGCGACTCGAACGGCCAGACGAGCCCCTGAACAGATGCATGGCCTGACTCAACTCCGAACATCATTGATCGGTTGCCGTCCGACATCGCGTAGCACGCCGCTGCGTTGGACAGTTCCCCATACTGATGCCCGTCGTCGTGCTCCGGAGTCCACCCCTCAGACGACACCTGCCGCTCTCGTTCTGCGGCGATCAATTCGACACCGGTCATGACATCCCCTTTTGGTTGGAAACAAAACAATTGCCGGGCAGCACAAAAGAACTCGCTCGACGCGTTGTGCGAACCGCAGATGCAGCACCGCCAGACCAGCTCTCCGCCGACCAAGGACACCACGCGATCGGAGAGGGGACGGATCACAAAACCTCCTTCACTCAAAAGCTCTCCGCCGACGAGCGGGGTGTTACTGGGACGTCAGGGCGGTAACTTCCTCTGATCCAGTGGGCATGAACCCTCCCGGTCGATACGCCCCAATGTCGATGAGGTGAGCGTTTGAAAGAGCGTTCCCCACTTGATCAGCGGCCCACTGCAGGTCCAGATTGCCGTTCCCTTCCTTGGACCAATCAGCGAGTTCGATGATCTTGTTGCAGTCGTGGGTGAACAGTCGCTTGATCGACAGGAGCTTGTCCCGCTCCACCTTCAGCCCCGCCACCTCACCCTGCAGGCGACGGACCTCGGCGTCCGACTCCTCCAGTTCTCGCCCCAGAGCGTCACATGCCATCGCATCACCGACCGCGTCCCTCGCAGCGTCCACCGCCTTGATGATCGTCTCAGCCATCAGACGACCTGACCCACCGCAGTAGTGGCAGTCGATCGCTTCTCCTGTGTGGTCCGTGCCAGCGTGGCCGTCATTGCACTTCGGACACTTGAGACTGACCCCATCAGCCTCGGCGGGAATCTCCCGGATTCGTCTCCGCAGGTCTCGCAGGCACGCCTTGATGCACTCGCGGTGCTGAGCGGGCATGTCGGTGTACTTATTCAGCGCGTCGTAGCCGGTCTCGGACATCTCCATCAGCAACTTGTTCTTGTCATCCGACGTAATCAGGGCGACGGAGGTCTCAATAAACGCCTCATCGATCGGGTCCTCCGGCGCCTCGTCGTACGCCCGCTCCAGTTCTTCGTCTGTCATCTCCTCGGCGGGAATCTCGGCGGGGGTGAGGTCGGAGGACGTGGCGCGGCGGGCGAAACGGTACCTGTTCGGCAGATAGATGTCCGACACGTACGACTCTCCTTGCTGGTCGTTGATGAACCATTTCCCGGACCTCACGCCGAGAAAAAACTCCGGCTCGGGATCTCCCTCCTTGGGGAAGTCCTCCACCAATCGCACCAGTTCAGCAGGCACGTCGCCTCGGTTCGCTTCAGTCAGCTCAATCAGCATGGAGAACTCCTACGACGGGCTTGGGGGAATTAGTTTTCGAAGTAACCGCGGTCCGCGAACTTCATCGCGTGCTTCTGCCAAACAAGGCCAGCAAGCCCTGTCGGACCGGATCGGTTCTTCGCCACGATCAAGTCCGCCTCGCCCGGGCGGTTCTCTGGCTCGTATGCGTCCGGACGGTGAAGGAACATCACCACGTCCGCGTCCTGCTCAATTGCCCCGGATTCGCGAAGGTCTGAGAGCTTTGGTTTTTTGTCTTCTCGAGACTCAACCGCTCGGTTCAATTGCCCCAGGGCGATCACCGGTACACTCAGACTTTTGGCCAGGCACTTAAGGCGGCGGGTGATACTCGAGATCTGCTGTTCTCGAGGAATGTGACGATCCTCGGACTCGATCAACTGGAGGTAGTCGATCACGATGAGGCCGATGTCGTCGCTCCGCTTCGTTCTCCTCGAGATCGCGGCGATTCGTGTCATCGTTTGACCGGGCTGGTCATCGATCAGAATGCTGTACCCACGAAGGCTTTCTGCCGCCTCCGTAAGTGCGAACTGCTCCTGCTCGCTGAGCTCCCCCAGTCGCAACTTGTGGCCACTGATCTGCGCCTCGATGCATAGAAGCCGCTCGCCAAGTTCGAGCTTTGACTGCTCGAGACTGAACACCAGAACCCCGCGGTTTGCTCGAGCAACTGCCAAGGCCAAGTTGCACACCAGGGCCGTTTTCCCCATCGAGGGGCGAGCCGCCAGGATGATGAGTTCCGACGGATGAAACCCCGTCAGAATCTTGTCGAGGCTGTCGAAGCCCGAAGGGACTCCGCGTTGCCCATCGGCTCCCATGCGGTCAAAGATTCTCGAGAACGTGTCCTCGAGGATGTCCTTCAGTTTGATCTTGGCCGTACCCGATTGTCGCTCAACGATCTCGAACAGTCGATGTTCTGCTCGAGCCAGGATCTCTTCGCTTTCGTCGTTGCCATCTCGAGCTTCCCGGATTGAGTCCGTGCAGGATTCGATCACCGACCGAAGCACGTATTTGCTCCGCACGATGTTGGCGTAGTATTCGGCGTGGGCCGCGTGAGGGACTGTAGCTATGACGGCAATGATGTAGTTCTGGCCGCCAACGTCATCGAGTTGCCCCCGCTTCTCCATCTCGTTTCGCAGGGTGACGGCATCGATCCCGCGGATCCCCCGTTCGTGCATCTCCCGGATGGCCAGGAAAAGTTTGCGGTTCGCATCGGCGTAAAAGTGATCCACCTCAACGATCGGCGTCACCTCATCGATCGCCCTCTGATCGCAGAGCATGCTTCCGAGAACGCACCGCTCTGCCTCGAGGTCTTGCGGTGGAACAAAGAACGAGTCACCCACGATTTACCTCACCATTGCCCCTTGAAGCCTGATCACGGAGATACGCCAACATCGGATTGCGAACGGCCGGAGATGCCCGCGGGTTCGCAAAGTTCTTGAGCATCGCCAGCGCCGCCGGCTCACGCTCGAGAACACGCTCCGCCAGAGGCCGAAACTCGGCGGGTGGAATGCTGTCCAAGGTTGCCCCGAACAACACCTCGAGATCCGACGACTCGGCGGGCGGTTGCTCCTGATCGGCCCACCCCTTCGTCGGCTCGAGATCCCGGGCGACCCGCTTGAGTCGGGCAATCAGGGTCCAGTGGGTCCAGCCGGCCTTCTTGAACCGGGCCCCGAACACCTCGAGAACCTGGGAGACATGCTCGAGACTCGAGGCCGCGACGGCATCAGGAACAATCCGGAAAGCCCCCTCAACGCCGAAGCCTTCCGCCCTCTGGATCAAATCGCCACACCCACCCCCACCCTGTGTGTGTGTAATTGAAGATGAAAGTGAAGATGAAGGGGTTGGATTTTGGTTAACCTGGGTGGTTGGATTTTGGTTAACCAAACTGGGGTTCCCCCCCTTCGACCCGGCAGTTTTGCGAATCTGGCGAAGCTGCTCGTCCCGGATCATCCTTCGGCAAACGAGAGCACCCGTCTCTTCGTCCCGACTGGCCACTCCGTATGCCTCCAATTTGGTTAAGGTACTTTCGAGATTTTGGTTATCCAAACCGAGGGCAGCCGCCAGGGCTTCGTTCGGCATTGGCTTCCCGTTAAGGAGCAAAACCCCCCTCTTTGACGACTCGTGCATCAGCAGGAGGATCTCGAACCACACCCCACGGTCGTGGTAGTTGAGCGCCTGCACGCCCGGATCCTTCTTCCAGTCTCCTGGGTAGAACTGAAACGAGGGGAGTTTGTTCACTTGGCTGCTCCCCCTCCGTACGCACGCTGGCGATGAAACTCCTGGGCCCTGCGCAACAACTCATCCGCCTGCGAGGGATTGGCCTCCGCCAGGGCTGAGAAACTTGGGGCGGATTCTCGAGAGCCGCCGGAGTCGCCCACCTGCCTCTCGAGTATTCGAACTCGGGACACGAGCGAGTCGATCTTCTTCCGCAGGATGATCCGACCTTCCTTGCCCCTGAACTTGCGAAACCGCAGTTCCGTCTCCCGCGGCGAACACTTCCGGTCGCCGTCAAACTCAATCAGTTCGTGACACGTTCCGCACAGCGCCACCAGGGCCGAGATGTCATCGCCGAGCATTGTCGCCAGGTCGTAGGTCCGGTGATGAACCTGGGTGGCCTCGGCGGCGCACAGGCGGCAAATGCGGTTCTCCCGGTTCAGCACCCGTTCGCGGATGCTCCTCCACAGCGGAAGAGCCAGATATTCGTCGTAGGTGATTCCACCCAAGTTCAGCAGGGCTTCTGCCCGCAAATCCTGAAACGAGACCTTGCCAGCACGCCCATGACGCACCATAGTCTTAGCAGACATGGAACCCTCAACCGGTTCTGTGTTTAGAGGCCCGGGTTGAGCGTTAGTAGCGCTCCCCGGGTCTCGTTCATTGTAGGCTTGGGGTTCCGTCTTCACTAATTAAATCCCTTGCTAACCGAACATTTTGGCCTGCGTCTTAGGCTTCTTTTCTCGCTCGGCTTCTAACCACTGCCTCACCGCGGCACATTCCGCCTGCCAACGCGACGGTTTCGGCTCCCCGCTCTCGAATTCGATGATGGCTGCCCGCTCTTCCAGGGCGTCCGGATCCGGGATGCGAGCCTTCAATCCCTCGAAGGTCATGCTCGCTCCTTGTGTGGTCCAATCTGCTCAACGTCCCATCCCCCGCCGTTCTTCTGCGCGATGGGCACCACCGCAGAGAACCTTGCCCACTGATGTGTTTCGGCCGCGACCTTCAACTTGACGCGGCTCTTGTCTTGGTTCGGGGCGTTCCAGCTTCCCTTCACCTCGATGAACTCCATCGTTTGATCGTTGTGGATCACCATGAAGTCGGGCGTGTAGAAGGTGTTGTCCGCCAGCCTCAACTTCACGTGCTCGAAGTGGAACTCAGCGATTTCCTTGGCGGCCGCTCGCGCCTCCAACGCGGCCGCATACCTCTCCTCGGTCTTGGACATTTGTCCGGGGACTCGTCGTTTCATCGCCTTTGCCCGCGCCATCTGTTTCGTCCTCCAATGTGATTCCTGGCGGCAACCGTCCTTCGGTCACCAGCCTTTTCTTCTCGCACAGAGTGCACCGCTTCGTGCCGTGCTCGTCGCTCCAGGCCGCGTCACTTCGGCCGCACCCGCACCTCGGACTCTCCACAGGCTTTGCTGCCTGCTTGCAGCGGGCCAGGATCGCTGCGAGACCGGGGGAGTCAGTAGAGGGCATAACTTGCCCGCTCGGTCTTGGGCTTCTTGGTTCCGAACTTCTGGCCGCAGGTGCCTTCCACCTCGCCGTTCTTGCCGCAGATGGCTTTCAGTTCGTCCTGAACCTGATCCTGAACCGCCTCGATGATCGTCAGCAGGTCGACCAGCTCGGCCGGCGTGGTCTCAACGCGGGATTTCCAGCACTGGCGGGCGCCTTGGCACCGTCGGCACTTCTCGGCCGTTGCGAATCGGTCAGTGATGAGCGGCTTGTCTGGCTTGGAGCGATTCTTGACGTCGAGCCATCGAGCCGCCGCCCCTTGAATCTCCGCCTCCAGCACCGGCAGTTCGTCGCGATGAAACTTCACCGGCGGAGACAGGTCCTTGTATTGCGTCCGCAAAACCTGAACACGGAGAACGTTGCAGGCGGGGTATGTGTCGAACACCAAGGCCGCATGCAGGCGGAATTGAAAGGACTTCTTGATGTGGTCGATGTCGTAGGGTGTGTGGCCTGTCTTCCAGTCCACCTCAAGGAAGACGTCCTCAGAGACAGTTGCCAGCAACAGATCGAGTTCACTGGTGACCCGGACCGTTTCCCCGCCGACAGAAATGTCTTTGGCGAGCTGCCCGCTGTAGGCACCTTGTCCACCGTCGAACCGCTCGACATCTCCCGGTCTGTGGCACGACAGCAACTCGGCAATCTTCCACATGCTCGGCCACATTGCCTCCCAGGTGTCGGGTAGGAGGTCGGTCCGCGTCGCCAGAACCTCCCGCTTCAGAAACTCCGCAATGTCCCGCTTTGACAGCCCCTCACGGATGAACGCTTCGATGGTTGCCGAGATCGCGGCGTGCCCCTGATTCCCAACCTCGGCAGCACGAGACGGGATTCGGATTTGCCCCTGCTCGTAGGCGAACTTCTGTGGGCAGTCATAGGCGGTTTCAAGGTCGCTGCGGTCGGCAACGTGGATGTCGTCGATGAGATTGAGTTCCATTAGAACGGCACCTCCAAGCGATCCATGCAGATCGACCACAACTCGCGGGTCCACTTCTTCATCTGATCGGCGTCGGCAACGGCAATGGCGCCGTCAGTCGCCTTGTTCGCCCACACAAAGAACTTGGCTCGACGCTCAGTTTCCGGAACGCCCTCGCCAAGTTGTCGCTGCCATTCATTGAAGAGATTGGCCATCTCCTCCTTCGTTACCCGGTTATCTCGGGGGGCCTGCTGTGGAGCATCGCTACGAGCATCAGGGCGGGGCCGTGGAGTTGCCGACCGCCCGTCGTCGTCGCTGTCGGCGGTCACGATCCCCAGTGCTTCACAGAGGGCGTGGCGCTTCCCGTACGTGATGGCTGATGCCGCCTTTTGAAGGGCGTTCATCATCTTTGTTCCGTCCACCGGCGCCGTGTATTGGGCGGGGAGGCAGTGCCCATCGACGTGGCGGATCGTGCAGATGACCGTGATGCTCTGTCCGTCGACCCGGGAGTCGAAGGAGTACGACAGCCGGTGCTTTGCGAGATACGGCTTGATGACCGCAACGATCTGCGGAAGGCTCGCGTACGAATACTCGCTCTTGTAGCCCTCGGCGTCGTGACCTACCGCTGGGCACTCATCCTGAAACGCAGAGAACGCGAGGTTGAACGCCTTCTCCGCCTCAGACTTCCGAACCCTCTCCTGGAGGTCCACCAGTTTCGCCAGGCTGTCCGGGTCGGTCCCCTTCGTGATCGCCAACTCGATGATGCTCATCGGAGCCATCGGCTGGGCCACGACCGTTGGTTGTGCTGTCAGTCCCGTTGTCATTCTTCCGCCTCATCCAAGGAAAGATCGCCCCACGCAACCCGACCGGTCCTGCGCCACGAATCGGACCCGTCTCTTGGCCTGCGTCGATTGCCTGCTCCCAAGCCGCGGGCCGTCCGCGATAGACGCTCAAAACGGCACCAGATCCCCGAGCACCTTTCGGCACTCCTCGTCGGCGTCAGCCTTGATCACGGCAGCGAGTGCCCGCCGCCCATCTGGAGTGTCCGGAAACAAAAACTCCCCGTCGGTCGTGATGTCGATGGTCGCGCCCGGAGTCCTGATCCCGATGTCGCGGAGTCCCGGATCGGTGATCAGAACCTCCGAATGCTTGGGGCCGCTCTCGTAGTGCAGCACCCGTTCGCCCTTCTGGAAGGTGGCCATTAGCGGGCCTCCCGGAGCATGTTCACGAGGACTTCAAGACGATCAGCCACTTCTTCGCGAGCCCAATTTGGGACCTGTGAGGCGATGGCATCGCACTGTGTTGGCCATGCATGGCTGGGCCACTTCTGGATCTCCATCGACATCGCCTTGAGGAACTCAGCCTGCACCTCATAGGAGTGGTTGGCAAAGTTCCGGCCAGCCTCGGCGGGAGACAGCGCCACGACCGGCGCTTCCTGCTCAAAGAACGCATCGCTTGAAGACATCACCCACCCCCAAAGAAGCCGCATCCACACGCGGCGAGAAAGGAAAAGGACAGGAACAGGACTGGCGTCAGCAGGAGGGTCATGGCTCGTCGTCCGCGCTAACGAGATCCAAGAGATCCAGTGTTGGAACCGGATCAGACCGCCGAGCGTCATGCGGATTGAAGAGCCCCTTCTCCGCGCCGTACTCGTATCGCAGTGCCAGAATCGCAACCTTCTGCGGAGACCCCGGCAGGCACGACGTTGCGTGCGTCGGGCGAAACTTGGTGTGGCCGATCTTGGCCTTATAGGACTCGTACGCTTCGTTAAAGGCGGCGACTGACTCTGCTTCAGTCATGTGCCGAACGTTGCACTCAACGTTGTTTGACTGGTAGCGAACGATGCGAATCGGAATAGGGCGGGTGCGACGGGCCATGTGAGATTTCCTTTCGAGTAAATCGCCGCGACGGGTAACGATCCCGTTGCCACTCCTTGGAGCTGCCTAGCTCGCGGCGGGGGCTAGAGGGGCTTCTGACGGAGGGACTTCCGCCAGTCAGTGCAGATAGGTGGCAGCGTGAAGTTGGTGAAGGACCGAAAGTCACGGTCTACGCGAACAACCGGACCATCGAATTCCCAACTGACGCTGTTGGCTATGGGCTTCTTTTCCGAAATGAAGAAGGCTCCGCCTTTGTTGTGGCAGATCCACGTCCCAGCCTTGATCCACTCGGCCCATTTCCAAATCGGATAGAGAACAAGGCGACACTGTTCTCCCCAATCCCCCGATGACGTTTCGACTTGATTGAGGATGTTCAGGAATTGCTCACCCCGACGTGGCGGACGCCAGTCGGCCCGGTCCTCATACCCCTCAGGGATCTCAGCGGTGATCTGAAACGTCATCTGCGGCATGTCACGAACTCCGGTTGAAGGTGAAAGAAAAGGCCGGGCGACAGGAGTCAGCGGCGAAGGCGGGCCAGCATTCGCGGCCTCTCGACCATCGCCCGGCTGGACGGTTACTGCGGCGTGGGAGCGACTTCGGGCTCAGCGGGGCGGGCGGGATCGAACGTCCCGCCATGGCTCAAGAAGAGGCTGCGGTTCTTGGCCTCAGACTCTGCGAACTGTGGGTAGGGCGTTCCATCAACGAGCACGACCCGGAAGTTGTCGCCAAAGTCGTAGAACCCGTCTCCGCGACGAATCTCATCATCAATGTGGAATGCTTCGCGGATCTGGCGGAGCCCCATGGCGTAACTTCCGCTTCCGATGTGTTCCGTTGCTCCAAACAGGATCGTGAGGCCCGACATTCCCCACTCCTCAGCGATCATCGCGGCCAACTCTCCGAACGCTCGCATCAGGTCTTGCGCGTCGGCCTTCTCCTCGTCCCCGCGGAAGGTGTGCGACCAACCATCCCTTTTGTCGCCACGAGTGAATGACAGTTCGAACATGAAAGATCTCCAATGGAAAAAAACGGGTGGAAGAAATCCCCCTCGGCCGGGAACCGAGCAGGCGGGCTAGAACGAGCTCAAGGCTCGACCTGCCGAGGGGGATGGGCGGTTAGCCGCGGGTGTACCGGGCGACGAAGTTGTCCACAGAGGTGCGGGAGAAGATGACCTGCGCCCCGTAGTTGTCCCGCTTGAAGACGGGGTTCTTCTTCCCCGATCGGCGATACAGGAACGACCTCGAGCGGTTCGTGCGCTGCATGGCCTCCTCAAGCGTGTACCACTTCTTCGCGACGTCATCCGGGAGGCGTCGTGGTGCGATGGTCTTTTCGGCTGTCGTCAT